TGACCATCGGCCAGCAGACAACCTGCAGAGGATCGACAACATTGTTGCTGTTCTTCCACTCGGCAACGTTGCTGTAGGACTTGACCGTATCAGTCGGCACATCCACCAGTGCGATTGCACGGAAGTACTGGTTGATGCTCGCGCACTTAGCCGCCATCACTGCGGCAACTGCCGGATCCTGAGAGAATCCAGGAGCGATGAGGATACCGGGAACGAGACGGAAGCGCGGGAAGCACTCGCCGATCAGCTCGAGTCCCTTCTTTTCGCCGCTGGCGGAAATGCCGCCGATCACATCCGCAGACGTGACCTTAGTCGGATCAAGCTTGGTGCCGGAGAGCGTCAGAGCTTCACCAACGGGAACCCGAAATCCAGAGTCACCCTTGACGGCGGTAATGACAACGTGCCCGTCATCATCAAAGGCCAGCGTGAAGTCATCGCCCTGCGCGTAGGATTCCTCATTCTTTCTCAGGGTGACGGTATCCAGAAGGATGCCGGTCTCTTCGATCACAGCCGAGCCGCTCGAGGCGTTGAGCGTCACGCTCACAGCACTGACGGGGCTCGTATGCCTGGCGGGATCGAGCACATTGACAACGATCACCGGAGCAATGCCGTACAGGGCGAACTGCGAGTAAAGGAACTCGCTCACCGTGTACTCGAACTTCTTCAGGCCGGAGGCGTCAGCCTTGGCCGGAACAAAACCGAACTTCTCGACTGCCTCAGCGTAGCTGTAGCACAGCTGCGGCTTGTTGACATTCGTCGGATCGGCCATGTTCACCGGTGCCGTGCCGACGATCATTGGGATGCCGGCAGAGACGCGCACTGGCGGGAGAATGGAAGTGGGTACTTCCGAGATTTTCACACCATGGTTGTAAGCCATCTTATTTCCTCATTTTGAGAATGTTGTTTGCAAAAACGTTCAGGACGGTGCCGCGGGTGCGCACGTCTTCGCGAGCCTTCTGAAGCCCCTCGATCGGAACAATGAGCTTCGGGATATCCGGGTAGCGCTTCACCAGCTCGCCGACATGACCCGGAAGATTCGAGCCGCGGAACAGCGTTCCGGACACAAGCCCCTGCAGGCTGGGACCGATATAGATTCGGATCATCCGAAAACCTCCTCGCCAAGCGTTTCAGTGATTACCGGGGAGTGCCACTCCCAGGATGTCGTCATGTCGACCTGCCAGTACGGGAACCTGTCGGCGTCGTGCACGGTCCAGCTGACAGGAAGGCTCAGCACATACCGCCGGTCGAGCACCCTGTTCGGCAAAGTCATCAGTGCACGGCGGATCCTGTGCACGATGGTCAGGCAATCCTCGTATCCGCTCATGGGACGAGTGATGTCGCCCAGGTGATCCTTGCCCTCGTTCCGGCAGACAACGATCAGCTCAACCTTGCCGGTTGTCATCTCCTCTTCTGCAGAAACGCTTTTCGGCCTGATGAGGACAAAAGGCGAAGGATCCCTTCCCGATCGATCGAGGTACCCGTCAATAACGGTCAGGGGCCGCATAACGCCCTTTTCATCGGGCATTTGCACACCCTTGGTCGCTTCGGCTACAAACTTGCGCAAAGCGCGGCAAAGCATGATCTCGTTCACTTCTTCACCTCGAGCAGATGTTCGACCTCGTGGTCAAGGCGTTTTTCAAAGGTCTCGCGCATCAGATCGGAGACCTCCGAGGACCTTTCGCCAAGCATCGACGGCACGGACTGGCCGAAGCGCTTGGAGATCGGCTCGCCCTTGCGCCTTTTGCCCACGGAGTCGACATAAACGCGGGAGCGCGGCTCGTTCGCTTCACGAATGAAGATGTGGCCGCGCCACTTGAAGCCCGTCTTGAGCTTGAGTGTCTGGACGCGCACCTGCTTTCTCTCACTGCCGGTCGTGCTGTCCGCACGCGGCGTGTGGATGAAGTCGCGCAGAGGAAGGCCAGCCCCCTTGGACTCGAGCTCGCCGGAGAGCTTCCCCGGGTTCGCACGCTGCAGGGAAAAGGAGTCCTTCACCGTGCCGGCCTTGATGCCGAACTTCTCGCTCACGATTCGCCCGGATCTCGTGCGCCCCGTCTCCAGGGCGCGGTTGATGGCTCTCGAAGCGGCTTTCTCGACGCCCTTTGGAATGCCCTGCAACTGCTGCCTGGCACGCTCAAGAGCGCCGTTCGTTTCGACTGTCAGCTTCATGATCCGTGCTCGTTTTCCGAAAGTTCGATGACAAGCATCCCCATCTCGAGCGATGTTCTCTGCACGATATGGAGAGATCCGTCAATGCGAAGGATCTCGCCGATTGCAGGACGCGGAATGTCGCCCTGCCGCAGGTAGACCCGAATGGAACCTTCGGCAACGCCCTCGGAAAACCGCGCGACAACGACCGAGGCGATGTCGCTCGTCTCGTTCTTGTCGATCACGCACCGGACGCGCCGGGCCATGCCGGCACGGGGCCCGATGTCGTGCCATTCGGCGAACTCATCCAGGTTTAGGAAGACGTCACAGACATCCTCGCAGAACATGTCTTTGATGGGCATAACTCACCCCGCAACAGGGCGGTTGCCCGCCCCTTTGTGATTAGATCTGGCCGATCACGAAGGACTCAGGATGACGCACGGCGACATCGAGAGACTGCAGAGCACGGATCTCAACGCCACCGTTGTCATAGGCGGCAGCCGAGTACGGATTCGGCAGGATCTCGACAACGCCCCACTCGCCAATGACGAGGTCGGACCAGTTGCCGAAGAAGATGTGCGAATTGGTAGCCGACTGGCCGACAACTCGGGTCTGGTTTGCTCGGGCAACGGGGTAGCCGTTGACTTCGCCAGGCGTCAGGTTGCGGACGGCCTCGGTGATGGGCTTCCAGATGTAGTTGTCATCCTTGTCCTTGAGCTTCTTGAGAGCGCCGATCACGGTAGCGTCAGTCACATAGGCCATGCGGTCTGCGTCAGCGTTTGCGGCAGCCACCTGAGTTTCCATGTCGATCAGCGCATCAAAGTCGAGGTTGGAGATGGCGGTCGGCGTAACGAAGCCGGAAATGCCGGTCGGCTCGCCGTTCTGGCCGGAGCCGAAGAAGGCTGCCTGGTCAACGCCGAGTGCGATCGTGCGAATCAGCTCGGAGCGCACAAACGTTTCGATGTCAAGCGAAGCCTGAATGAGCATGTTGCGCGAAATGAAGGACTTCGCGGCAATCGTCTTCATCTTCAGCGGTACCTTGTCGAAGGTCGCATTGGATCCAGTCACCGTTCCGGTCTCAGAGATCCACTGGGCGGCGGAAACGCCGTTCTGGCGCGGAATCTCAACATTGCCGCGCAGGCCGGTCAGCATGGTCGCACCCAGTCGGGTCACCACTGCCTTTTCGCGCAGAGCTTCGATGAAGGAGCTGGCCAGCAGATCGGTCGGAACCAGATTGCCGCCATTAGCGGGCGTGCCGACCACGTAGTCGCGCTGGGCCATGGCCGGGATGTTCGTCGGCATGAAGAAGCCGTTCGTGTCGCGGTCAAGCTGGCGGCAGAACTCCTGGGAGACTTCGCGCTCAAAGCCGGCATCCTTCCAATTGCCGGACAGAGCGGCGTTCAGGGCGCGGACGATGCTGTAGCCGCGGCGCTCAGAGACGGACAGATCCAACCCGATGCCGCGCTGGTTGCTGCCCGCAGGCTCCTGGCGATGCGTGCGCATGTGCTCCATGATGGCGGCACGCGCAGCGTCGATACGGGTTCCCTTGCTGATGAGCTCGTTGCGCAGGTTGTCGTCGATGTGGAAGTCACGGCACATCGTGTCGATTTCCGCGATGCGCTCGCGTTCAGCGGCGCGAACTTCATCTTCGTTGACCGTAGAGACAGGGGCCGCGGGCTGAGCCGGGGTCTGGCCTTCATTCTTCTTGGTGGTATCCATAGTGCCCTCCTTGGGCTGGTTGTTTGAAAAACTCCTGTAAACGCCCACTGATTCGTCTGCAGGCACTGTGACAAGGGAGACTTCGAGAAGCTCCCAATCGGTAGCGCGAACTTCATCCGAGTCCGGCTTTTCGGTGTACTCAAAGACCCGATACCCGACGCTCACGTTCACCAGAACGTGGTCGCGCACCAGGCTGAAGGCCTTGTTGCCCTCTTCCGTGTCGGCAAAGCGCACGGTTGCGTAGGTTCTCCCCGCATCCTGCTCAATGCCGGTGACGACACCGATGATCTTGTCCCGGTCGTGGTTGAAGAGCAGCGGCATCGACTGCTGCCGCTCACCCTTGCGCATCGCTCCGGGCTCATGACTGAGAATCTCATCCCCGAACCAGGTGCGCACGGGCTTGTCAGAGCAGACGGGAAAGCGCATCGTGCGATCTTCCTCGTTGATGCTCTGCTCATCGCGCACCGACAGGTATCGGAGGAGAGGCTCGCCTTTCTGTGGCTTTTCCATTGACTTTCCCCCATGAAAAAACCGGCTCGCGCCGGCTTGTCTATTCGTTGTCCTGAACTGGCTGGAGCTGCGCGGCACCCTGTCCGCCTCCGCCGAAATGCAGGCCGAGTTCGTCGGCCCCGTCCTGATCGGACTTGATCTCGCGGTCGACCTCCTCGCGGTCCTGCCCGTTGCCGATCGCGGCAATCACGGAACTGCGGCTCATGAAGCCGTTGGCAACAGCATCCCTGTAGGCCGACACCTCCTTGCTCGGATCGATCCACGACCAGCCGCGCGGCTTGAACCTAACCGCCTGGAAGCGCGGCTTGTCCCGCCAGTAGCCGGGAATGTTCAGCACGCCGCTCAGCACGGCCGCATCGAGCCACTCGCGGTAGATCCTGTTCAGGAAGTTGCTGATGAGCCAGCCCTGCAGCATGCGCCACAGGTCGCGGTCATCCAGAAGAGCAAGGCGCGAGGAGCTGTAGTTGCTCTGGCTGTAGTCCCTGCTCAGCGTCTCGTAGGAAACGCCGACGCCGGCGGCCACCTCGCGCAGCATGTACCGCATGAACGGATCCAGATTCGCGTTCGGCCGGGCCGGAGAGAAGCCTGAGAAGGTTTCGCCTGGCAGGAGCCGGCGGAACGTTCCGGGCTCGCTCTTGACGTACTCGCTCGGCTTGCGTTCCGAGTCCGGGCTGTACGGGTTCGCCAGATCCGGATTCTGCTGGACGAAGCCGACGAT